CGTTGTCTTGTTCGTTTTCGAGTTGTTCTATTTGATTGTTTATTTCATTTATTTCATTTTCTAGAATTTGTGATGGGCTACTTTCGTTTTGTTCTTCTAACTCGTCCTTTTTTTCTTCCAACTCTTCTATTTCGTCCGTGTTGTCAACGATGCCGCTTACTTGTTCCCAGCAACCTATTTCATATGTCAATGACATTATGTCATTATTTAAAACCGCATCGAAACATTCCGCTAGTGTTGCGTAATCAACATATCCGTTTTCTATTCCATAATCACTTATAGAATTTCCGTAGTAGTATTTTTTTTCTTTTTCCATTTTCTTTTTAGCCCCATGCTGATATAATAAGGACGTATATATATTTTTTGGGGCTTGCCTCCATTTTATTCTATATTATATATATACGCTTTTAGAATGATCTTACTTTCAATTGTTGCCAGCACTTGGAAGTAAGATCATTTTTTTATGTCTTATTTTTGGATGTCACCCCTTTTCTTTACACTGTTATTATATCACGGTACCGCTATATAATCCACCCTTTTTTTCACTTTTTGTTCACGAATCGTGAATATAATAGCGGATATTTTCGTACTACACCGTGTTTTTGTCTACATATCGTGAACAATTTACAAAATACAAAATATACAAAATACAAAATTTTTCGCCGATTACAAAATACAAAATACAAAATTTATTTTTTATATTGACAAAATTTTCTTTTTGGAACACTTCAAATGCCCTTTATTTAAAGCAAAATCGTTTAATTTCGTGAATAAATGTTAATTTAAGCAAATAAGACAATAAAAAAACCCATCAAACTACATTAGAACTTGATAGGTAAATGAAACTAGTAATAATAGTGTATATATCTTCTTCTATTAGGCTTTGGAGGAGTTCGTGGAGGACGTAGCTCCTCTTTTCTTCTTTCCCCCGAGGTCAAAACCCCTCTTTATCTCCCCCGAACCTCTTTCTTATTATATATATGCCGAGGGACTTAGATATATCAGCTTTTTTCTTAGATCAATCGTTTTAAAATATGCAGAATTACTTAATACTATCTATAATATAGGCTCTGTGTGCTCAATACAGAACCTTAAACCATACAATCTTCAAGATATAGAATTAATAAGAATTTCTAAAGGAGTATGAAATGAAATATCTGCCTATTCATTTCATGTAGTCGATATGACTCAACTTGATGACAATTTATGAACCAACCTAAACAATCGTGTGTAAACATTATGGAACTTATCGTGTTTATTACGCATATTGACTGTATGGTACGTTTCTATATCTCTGAATTTACTTGTTTTTTCTTCTTTTCCCCCGACCTCTGTTGCGTTTCTAGGCTATATATTGCATTATTTTCTACTGCGATTGTAGCCCTTGGATTTGGAGGGGCCATTGAAGAATACGGGGCAGTTTCATTGCACTCATGGGTGTTATTTCTGTTGCACCATCCCCCGTCAATTTATATTGCACTTACACCGTTATAATATCCTCAGGTCTCCCCGAGGCACTCATTCTTGAGTAAGTAGAAGTAAAAAATGTCTCGTCAGGAAGTGGCAATATTTGGTCTTTTTAGGTACTTCCTAACTACATATATTATACCATTTTTCAATGCAGACGTGTGAAAAAAAGCCGATAAAAAAAGGCTATTTGTTGTTAGCCTCTTTCTTTTCTCTTTCTAAATCTTTTAGGATTAATTGTCTTACATAATTGTTCTTGCTAGGTACAGAATTAAGCTTTTCTATGATCTCTGCATCATGTGTTTTATGGAATTTAAGAAGAATTTGCCTGATATTTGCTTTTTCGTACTTCTTGGTAGCTCTTAGTTTTGCTTCACTTGCCATACATCATCCCTCCTACTCTTCGATTTCATTACCTTCTTCATCCAATTTGAAGAAGTCTTGGTAATAAGCGTTACCAGTTTGACATGAAATCATGTATTCAATTTCATTATCGCTCATTTCTGATAAAAGTTCAGATATTTTTGCCTGATAATCTTCTAACTCTTTCGGTTCAGAATCACCATCACATTTTTCGATGTCATTTTCCTCTGCCACAAAACCTTCAATATCATCATAATGAATTACTTCATGATCTAAAAGTTCTTCCATCAATTCACGAGCACTGTTGTAGAAGCATACCCATCTCCATCTCATATGTGTTGGTTGTCCTACCCATTTCTTTGATTGTCCATTATAACTGTTAAGCATCATTGTCTTGTCCTCCTAAGCACCTAAGTACTTTTCCTTACACCCATAGTATATCATATCATGATATATTTGTACATAGTTAATTTAATAAATTTTTAAATTCTTTTGCATAATAAAAAAGGCTAATTCCACATTCGTGTTTTAAACGTGTTTTTAGCCTTTTCTTTATTTACCCTAATAAATACTCATTTCAATCCATTTTGCTCGTTAGAATCACTTCTAGACGTGTTTAAATTGATTTTAAGAGTTTTTTCTTCTTTTTCTACGCAAATTGTAGTCTTTATCAATCAAAATCTGAAATATCATTGTCCTGTCAACTAGATATTCAATTCCATCAGCATTGAAACCAACAATCTTACACCACCACCTATTAAATGTGTATGGCTTCGTCAACACAATTTGTACTAATTCAGTTTCATCAAATAGCGTTGCCATTGCGACATCACCTGCTCTTAAACCAATATTGCCATGGTAATTAAACCATCCTCCGCAGGTTTCTTTGAAATGCTCGTATTCTGTATCTCTTTTAGGCATTTAAATAATTCCTATTTGAGTTAATAATGCACATTTTACTTCTTTTGCTTCTTGCCAATCGAGTGATTTTATATGCCACTTAACATTTTCTCTGTTGATTGTTAAGATTTGCTCGGCTTTTGCCATTCCATATTCATGTCCTGTATCAATCATTACATGGCATGGCAAATCTGTTCTTTTTAAATTGCTAGTAATTGGAATTACATTTACTGTTTTACTCCCTTTATTCTGAATATCGTTTGAAATAACGATACAAGGTCTCCTTTTATAAAGAATCGTATTACTATATTTTGGCAAGTCACACCAATAAATGTTATTGTTTAGGATTTCCATAATGATAACCTCCTATCCTTCCTAATTTATCCTCTAAATTTCTGTTATGCTGCTGCAACCCATATATCTTTCTATCTCTCTCAATTAAAGCCTGTTTAATTAATACCATATCGTCATATGCTTCATGTAATCCGTTGTCTTTCAGAGCTTTTTCTATGTTGTTAAAGCTTGTCTCTACTTGAGTCTTTGCAATCATCTTCTTCATTCCAATCCATTCCATACACATCATCTACTGTATCATCTACTGTATCATCCTCATTTTCCTTGATTGGAACACGTACAATTTTAGTTCCAATTCTATGAGTAAATAAAATGCAAACTGCCCAAATAGGATGTACGTGAATTACCATGTATGCGGTAAATATCATTACCGCTATATTGTGAATTGCCATACTTAAATACATCATTTCGCTGTTTTCTCCTTTATGTATGTTGCCCTTAAGCTTTCAACTTCTACATCTTCTTTGCTCCATGCAGCATCCCAAATTTCATTTAATAATGAATCTACAACATTGCATGAATTACTGTTATTAATATCAGGAACACTTATTTTTAATTTAATAAGTACAGATGTACTTTCTTTAGGTTTATTTCGTTTCTTCAAACCCATCATATCCATATCTCCTATGTTGATACTTGTATTTTCTTGCTTCATATTCAGCTTTATTTAGATCATCAATCAATCTGCCATTTTCAAGCTCCAATTCGTTGACTCTTTCTGAAACAACTAAGGAATAAAGGAGCATTGAAACAATACCCACTATAAATACTCCTGCAAAGAAATAAATCATCAAACAACCTCACATTTTTCTAGGATTTCTCCAATTAATTCATTATCATCAATGCCTTTAAAATATCCCTTTTCCTTCATCCCGTTTAAAGAATTAAATACTTTAAAACTGTATACATCTGAATAGCATTCTAATAGTTCTTTTTCAAATTTAGTTAATTTGTATACTGGCTTTCCGTGTGGATGCTTTAGCCAATCTTTTACCTTGTTATGACATTCTTTTTGAACAAGTTTAAAGTCGCAATCATTGCAGCTAGTTTTATAGCATAGCTTAGGTCTTCCTTTGACTACCGCTAAACTCTCAATGCAATTCTCTAGAATTTCATCTTTGTAATATTCAAGATTAGTCACTTCTGGATTTATTGCTTCTTTTATTTCTACTTTTTCCTCTAGCCTCTGCTCGGCAGTTTTTTCTTTGTGTTCCTCATCAACTCTTTGGAATGGTGCCCATGCAATAATAGATTCGCAAGAAACGAACGCTTCATCATCTTCATCTCTTTCTGAATCATAGAAAGATATAAATTCACCAAATGATTTATGTTCCTGGCTATAATAGCAAACCCCATATTCACCTAAAAAGCATCCATCTTTAAACTTTACTAAATACAAATCACTAAACAGCGGTTTTGATTCGCTATACATTTTCCATGTGGTCATTTTCTTACCTCCCAATCCAATGCTTGTCCACAATTTGGGCAAAATTTCATGTTTGGATGCGCATTATTAATATCACTCATCTGTCTATTACATGATGGACATCTTCGTGTATGCCTTGTAGCTACCAACTTTTTTGGAGTTGCTCTTTCAACCAATTCTTGTAATGTTTCGCATGAGCTATAATAAAAGTTTTGTAAATACTTTGCAGTGCGATATCCATCACCACTTTTATCTAGCACTATGTTTTTAATCTCATCTAACGCTTCTTTATATTTATTCATTTTCTTCTTCTCCTTTTAACAACTGCCCACAAAAAGGACAACGTGGATAATACCTGTTCCCATGATACGTTGGAATTGGTACAACTCCATGTTTGCAAGTTGGACAACATAGCATCAAATCACCGCATGGACCAAACTCAATATCTATAGGTTTCTTTAGTGTTTCTTTATCAACTAATTCTTGCAAAATGTTTCTTGATTCCCAACAGAAATCTCCTGCGGTTCTTGGTTCCCAATATCCGTCTGCTTCTTCTTCTATGATTGTGCTCACAATTCTATCTAATGCTTCTTGATATTTATTCATCTTCTTCCACCTCTAACTCACAAAATTCTGTTTCTATTAAATCTTCATAATCTCTATAAGGTTCATCACTTTCTTTTCTGTAATAAATCTTTGCACGTCCTGCTTTACCATCACTTTCCAACGTAAGAAACAAATCGTATAAATCTCCACCATAGTTATCTATTTCTTCAGACAAATCATCTTCGCAATAAATCTTTTCATCATATTCATATCTTTTATTCATTTTCATCCCCCTCTTTAAACAATAGCAAGAACTATACTGATGATACTAATTACCAAAATAAACGGTTTAATTGTTTCTTCAAGATTTTTGATGCCTTTAGCGTGGCACAATATAATCACTGATATAGCAATAATATATAAAGCTAAGATAAATAAACTAATCACTGCTTTAATTTGTTTCATATGCCTTTAATTCCTCTTTAAGCTCGTTTATAGCTTCTTTAACTTGTTTCAAGTCTAAGTCTACGTTAGAAACTAAATCCGCCATACGATTGTTATAATAACTCTGTAAAGCCGATTCTAGCGTCGTATGGTATGAGATAGGCTTTTGTACGTCTATCTCATTTCCTTCTTTATCTTTACCCTTTACGAACGTTACAAGGGCGAATGAACCACCACTAGAAGTGATTGCATAATTATTTTGTAATCTAATCATTTTCATTCTCCTTTTAACTCATTAATTTATTTTTGTAACGATTATCCAATTCTTCCATAACATGCTTTCCACCATATAGTTTCGATGCGTAAACAATGTAGTCTAATTCATCTAGCATACTGTTCATCAAGTCTTTATTGGTACAGACAAATTTAATATTCTTTTGCAAAGATAAATAAGTTTGCTCAATTTGTTTATCGATTTCAGAAGCACTGCTTTTATCTAATCTGATAAAAGTATTTATTTTTATAGCATCTTCTCTTTGCTTTTTTCTTTCTTTTTCTAAGTTTTTTTTCAATTCTTTATTATTCATTTTCTTTCTCCTGTCTTTGCATATTCTAGTGATGCAATAAATGTTCGGCTTACCATTAAATGCACTTGGACGCAATGTGAATCCGTACTTTTGTTTTATTTCTTCTAAATCTTTTTCTGTCATACTTCAACATCCTCATCTTGTGGCATTTGGAATGTTTCACCTTATGAACATTCGTACCATTCTTGAATATCGTTTAAAACTGCTAAAGCTTTATATTTAGTAGTATATGTACCTAGACTAACGCTTATACCGCTTTTACCACTTAATGTAATCACTCCATATTTAACGCCGTGTTCTTCAACTGCGAAAAAGTCGCAATCCATTAAAATTTTTCCATCTTGACTTCTAATCCACATTAGTACCCCTCCTTCAATCTCTGATAGTTGATTTTGTTCTTGTCGCAATAAGCTTCATAAACACGCTCAATCGTGAATCCTAAGTATTCTGTAATTGCGATAAGTGCTTCAACTCTACAATCTGTAGAACACGGTAAATCTGTTAAAACATAACCAAATTCTTTTTTTAAATTTTTCAATCCCCAAACATATTGCTTAATGGTTTCAATCGTTACTTTTTCTTTTCTTAACCCTGCTTTTTGCTTAATTTCAAAAGATTTTTGATTTTTAATCTTATTCCAAGCTTCATTTTCTGAATCAGCTTCTACGATTTCCGATAATTTAGCGAATATATTCGCCTTAAACAAATATTTTGCCATGTTACTACTCCTATTTAGAAAACAATAGTTTTCCTTTCTGCTCCGCCTTAAATTCTTCATATCTTTCAATCATTTTAGGTGTTGCCCATTCAGGTATGCCTTCAAAAACTTCTAAAATTTTAGTGTCTTTGTAATGAGCTAATTTATATTTATCATCAAATAAATAAACTCTATTCCTGATTTGCAATCCTTTTTCTTTGACTTTGCCTACATATTCCCATTTGCCTTCGATATTTCTTTCAATAACCGAATAGCAAATTTCAACAAATCTACATAGATTGATTTCGTCTTTTCTTATGTAATTTGCTTTTCTCATCCTTGTTTCTCTATTCATTTGTTCACACCCTTTTTAAAACAACGTAATCTGTTCAAATTTTTCTCCATTCTGTTCAAATGTGTTTTCTTCATAGCTTTTGACTAAATCTCTGTATTTGCTAGTAAATGTTCCTTTATATCCTTTTTCATTTATGACTGTACGATCTTCTAAATCAACTTCTTCATTTTCTAAAGGTTCAAATACTAACGCTCCTAATTTATAGTCAACGTAGTATTCTGCATTTGGGAAAACACGTTTGATGTACTTGTCTGCTTTTTTAAGCTCTAGTTTTTCTAGGAAGCTTGCATACCTTCCGTAAACATTATCCATATACCATTTTGCACCTCGTTAAAATAATGTACTCGTTTCTACTGCAATTCTTTTCTTTGCAATTTGACAATATTCTTTAGATATTTCATATCCGACATATTTTCTTTTGTTAAGCTCTGATGCGATAGCGGTTGTTCCTGTTCCTAAGAATGGGTCAACAATCGTATCTCCCTTAACACTGAAATTTTTAACAAACCAATCGGCAATTTCATATTTCATAATTGCTCCATGTCCTTTAAAGTGTTTTTCATTAACTGAGCTATGCACAATGTTTTTGATTGACCCATAGGCTCTAAATTCCTCTGCCTGTTCATTTAAAACAAAGAAATATTCAACTGCATTACATACTGATGTAAGTATGTTTCCGTTCTCATCCTTAATCTTGTTGATACTTGGTTGAGGGTTTGTTTTCTCCCAAATTACAATTCCTTTTAACTTATCTGCGAAATATCCAATGTATTTATAAACATCTTTTTTGTTGAAATATGTTGCTTGAATATTCACGATTACATCTTTCTTGCACACTCTTAATAACTCATTCGTTACATCAACGATCATCTTGTAATAATTGTTTTTAGCATCATCATAATGAGCGTACTTGTCATTTCTTACCCTGTTATATGGAGGGGATGTAATTGCAACATCAAATTGATTGTCTTTAATTTCTTTCAATCCTTTTAAACAATCTTGATTATAGATAACCCCCCCCCGTGAGATTTATTTGTTTATCCATTTATTTATCCTTTCCAACACATTCTCCAATGTAAATTTCTCCCTTGATAACATACACATTCTTGTAGTTTTGCTTTGTTACCCCTAGAAAGTCTTTACCAGGCTTTTTAAAAGCCAGTTTCCCATCTTTTGTACAGTATTTGTATTTGCTAGAACTATCATCATCACATCTTTGAACACTGTACATAAGTTCATCATCATATCTTTTCGCAATCATCTAGAATGGCATCCCTTCGTCCAAATCATGATGTTCAGGATATGATTGGTAATTTACTTGATTCGTAAATGGTACTGTTTGAGGTTGCTGCATCTGTTGTTGTTGAGGTTGATATGTCTGTTGACACGTCTGTTGATAAGCTTGTGTTTGTGGCATTGTCGCATTGTTTAAAGCCAATTCTACGTCCATTACATACACGCTAGTCTTATACACCTTCTGATTGTCTTTGTTCGTGTATGAGCTTTTTTGAAGCTTTCCGTCAACTGCGATATGTTGTCCTCTAAATCCATATTGATTAATATGTTCTGCATTTTCTCCCCATGCAGTGCAATCGAAGAAAGATTTAAACTCTTGTCCGCTCTTTCCTTTTTCCTTTACTTCAATTGAGAAGTTACATAGGCTTTGTCCTGTAGCAGTTTTCTTTAAAACAATATCGCTACCGATTTCGCCTGATAAAATAACTCTGTTCATTTCTTTTCAACTCCTTTATACAAATTCAACACCTATTGAATTAGGTCTGATTCCTTCTATCATCTGATACATATGTGATGCAGAAATAAAATTCTTTTTTGCACACTCGGCAATTGAAGAATAAACTGTATCGCCTATTCTAACTTTCTTCTTGTTTCTTAAACCTTGTATCTGAGCTAATTTGATAACTCTTAGGTTTTCAATTTTCATTTCTCCGCCCCAAACGATAGAATCATTCTTTTCTATTTCCCCAACAAAAGCTTTGTAGGCTTCAAACAATACGTTCAAGTATCGTTTTCCTTCTTTAAAGTTCACCACAACTCTGTATATTGATTCCGTTTCCTTTTTAGCCTTCATTTCCTTTTGATTTCCTTTTAGGTCAACAGAAACAACTCTTAAATGACTTGTAATGTAATATCTGATTCCTGTTTTACTTTCGCCCAGTAGTTGGAATTGTTCATCATCTTGACTTGTTACTTTTCTTCTTTCTTCCTCATCTGTTTCAATAGGAAGAAGAATACATCCTTTATACGTTTCGTCATTCCTTAACATCTTATGGAATTGAGCGTTTGTAATACCCAATTCCCTCATTACATCTTTGGTGTTTACGATTCCACGTACAACTGATATATCGTTTTTATCCAACATATAATATTGCACTTGCTACCCCTCCTATTTTTATCCGTTCATCAAATCTCCCAACATCTTCATGCCACCCTCTTTTTTAGGAGGTGCAGGCAATTGATCGTGTTGTCGATACATTTCCAAACTGATTTGACCTGAATTTAATAATTGTACTTCTTCTTCACAAATCTCTTTATAAGCCTGTAAAAATCTATCTCGGTAATATTGCAAGTCTTTTTTATTGCTCCACGCAATATCTCTTAACAGATAGCTCCCTCCGAGTGCTTTCTGAATGTTTCTAGGCAGTTTATCGTAGTTTACCTTACTAGTATGAGGATCGCACTTTGCGTTCCTTAAAACGATTTCCCAAGCCTCTCCAGCTTCCTTTGTTTTTCCAATCGCAGTTTTACTGATTCTTGTTTTGACTTGAGCTACATTTGGAGCAAACTCTCTTGTATCACTTTGGATGATTTGATTAACTGCATTTGCTACAACCAAGTATTCATAATCCTTAAAAGATACTTGCCAAAGCTTTAAATAGGCTTGTGTATCTTCTTGAGTCATGTTTTTGTAGCTCATAGGATAATTGATTCTTAGCACCTGTAAGATTCTTTCAGTTTCTTCTAATGTCAAAATGCATACCCCATTTCTTTTCTCGTCAATTGTCTTTGACCGCCATTGTTATTGTTCTGCAACTTGTAGAATGTTAACCAGCTATGTACGATGCTCTGATTTACAATAGCAATCTTGGTAACATCATCTACTGCCAATTTATCTAATTCATTTAAAGATAATTTCATTGCTCTAACAGTAAGAGGTTTTCTTACTTTAGTACGCATATCTACAAAGTCATACAAAGCATCTCGCAAATCTTTGTTTTCTGTATACTCTGCAATAACAGAATTAACACTTTCTTTTTTGTTATTTTTTTCTTTTATATCAACTATATTATTAGATATATTATTATCTATATTATTGTGTGAACTTTTTTCACTACCCTCATGAACTTTTTTCTCTAGGGGTGAGGAACTTTTTTCACTACCCTCATGAACTTTTTTCTCTACTAGAGAATTTTTTTCACTAGATAATTTAGGAACATTAATAGCTTTATATCCCGATGTTCCCAAAGAACCATATTTATTGATGTGATTATTTTTTTCAATCATTCCTTTATTAACTAAAGAATTGACAACGTTTTGAACAGACCTTACTGATGAGCTTGTCCAATCTGCCATATACTGTCTACTTCCTCTGAACTCAGAAACTCCATCTTTTGTGAACCCATAAATCAAAGCGTATATGATAAGCTCGCTTCCTTTTAAATTTAGCTCATTTATCATCCATCCTTGAATATTTAAGAAATCTGCGTTTTCCATTCATCACACCTCCTAACATTCCGTTCCTATGTACTTTGTATGAAACACGTAGGCGATACTAAACGCACTCCAAACGTCCGCTTTAAATCCGTAGAAATATCCAGGCTCTTTCTTCGTTCCCTTGCCTTTGTTTGGAGTATCTTTAGCGAACAAATCAATTAACGCTTGTCTAATAGTTGCGTCTGTCGCTTTCATAGAGTGGCATAGAAGCATTTTTTCTTCACTTCGGTATATTAATGTAGGTTCAATATCGAAAGCTTCAAATTGCTCTAATAAACGCCCTATAAAGTAACAAGTTTCAAATGTAGTTTGACCTACAGGCATGCCGAAACTCTGTATTCCTTCAATCGCTACATAATCAATTGGATAATTCTCTGCTTTCCAATTCGAGATTTTATCTTGCAATTCTTTATTAGAAATTTTCCCTTTATCTACAACTGCCGATAAATCATTCTCAACTACAACAAATGCACTGTATTCATTTGCTGGGTCAATGCCTAAAATCATCTTACGCACCTCCAATTTCAAACTTAGTAGCATCAAGTTTTTTCTTTTCTGAATTCATCTTAGCTTCAATACTTTCATAAGCAGTTTTGAAACGTTTTAAATCAGAATCGACTTTTGCAAACTTAGTTCTTTCCTCAGAAACTTTTTGACCTGCTAAAGCTTCAAAGTATTTAATACTAGGTGCTTTTCCGTCATGCTCACGTTCCCAAGTACTACGTGCAACATAAATCTCTTGATTTGTTTTGTTTTCAATGTCTGCTTTCAAAATATTTGAACTTTCATGCAATCTAGCAATCATTTCACCAATCAGAAACATTTGATTTGCGAGGTTTTCAACATTCAATGCCATTTCCATTACTGTTTCTGCATCGGAAATATAAGCATCAACTAGGATTCCTAATTGCTCTTCTATTTCTTCGCCCTTCCAATGTTTGATTTTGAAGGGATTGTATTTAAACAACAGTTCATTTTGACTTAGCATTATATTTCACCTCTGATTCATCAATGTTTCCGTAGATACGTTCTAGATATTTTTTGGCAATGCCTAGCATTTTCTCTCTCTTTGGGCTTTGGTCTAAAAGGTTATGACACCTTCTGCACACTGTAATAATGTTTTTTTCTACCCCAAGTCCGCCTTGTGCTCTCGATAAAACGTGTCCTTCGGGAAATGCGAAGGGAGAACCGCAAAAGATACACATTCTCCCATCTCTTTCCCATACAGTATCTTTAACTGATTTAGGAATATCTGTAGCTTGGCTACGTTTGCTTTTATACAAGACTTACACCTTCGGGTTGTGGTTCTTCGGGTTGCGAATATGTTTGTGGTTGTACAGGTGCTTGCTCAACAATGTTTGTAGGTTGTTGGATTGGAGCTTCATCCAATTTAACATCAACATTCATTTCCTCGGCTGCGTACATTTTTTGGAAGTCATTAGGGAATGTTTCTCTTAACGCTTGAGTGATTGCAACTTTACGAATCATAGTTGCCATTTTCGTACTCCATTGTGAGTTAAGTTTTCCATCCTTAGTTTTTCCTACGTATTCTTCAACCGAAACTTCAATGTGTGTAGGATGAGAAATGTTCTTTCTAAATACGTCTGCCCATCCACCTACAACTTCTTCACGATCTTTTAAGTAGAAAGCGCCTTTTCGGTAAGTTAACTCACCACTTTCGTTATTAATTACGATGATTCCTGCATCTAATCCATCAAATTCCGAATTTCTTTCGGCACGTTTCAAGAAAACATCTTTTGAAACAACCATTTGTGCTGGTGATATTCCGTACTTGATTAAGTAGCAATCCTTAATGAATGGGTTCAATCCTTGTGATTTACATAGGTTGATGAAATAAACGATTTCATCATCTGAAACATCACCGTTTCCATTTACTAAGTATTTTTTTACGATAGCTGGGCTTAATTTAACTTTTTCTCCGTTGGCAGAAAATTCTACCAATTGATTGTCATTTTTCTTTGCAATATTGTTTTGTAACATAATTAACATTCTCCTTTTTCTAAAATATTGACTTTCACATCATGTTCTTTAATAAATTGATTCAAAATCGGATTAAACGCTTGTAATTCGCTCATAGGGCCTTCAAATCTAAATACACAATATCTCCTTGCCTCTGTTAGATTTTGAGCCTGAGGGGTTTCAAATGGAGTCTGAGAAGGAACTGTATTTTCTCTTACCATTTGTGCTTGTTTAGATTGCTCAATCTGAGCATTTACTTTTTCTTGAAGCTTTGCTTTAGCTTCTTTGATTTCGTTAATACGTTCTGTAGCTTTAGATAAATCCAAAGTCTTACAGAACAATTGGATAACTTGTTCTGCCTGTAGTTCATCCTCAGGTAAAGAGGCTTCAATGAATGATAATTGTTCTTCGGCTTTAAGGAACTTGTTATTCAAGCTTTCTTCAATTTCTTTAGGCTTAACAGACTTGTTCAAATATCTTTCTTCAAACACTAGTTCGAATGGATATTTGTTGTTGGTCATGCTTTCCCATAACTCTTTGATTTGATTACGCTTTAACTCTTTCTCTTCTTTATCAACTTGATTGATACCGTCACCCAATTTATCGGATGCTGCTTTGATAGTCTTTTCGACTTGCATAATGTCTTTCTTGTCTTGCAACCACTGAGCGAATACATCATTTTCAACTTGCTTACGTTTATCAGATACAACTTTCACTAAATTGTTAAGTGAAGCTCTGTCAGATTTTGCTTGTTTATAGTTGTTTTCGTCAACTACATAGTCATAGTGCTTTAAACCATTCTGAATCTCAGGTAATAAATCAGATGCATTGGTATAAACCTTTCCATCCTTTGCACTAACTTCCAAATTAAATTCCATGTTTTTCATCCTCCATTTTTTATATAGACAATGTGATAGGTGGTTCTATGTCATTAACAAAGTACCTATCCCATTTTTCTATCATTGCTTGTTTTAGATCGTTCATACTGTCTAAAGCTTCTTCTTTACGATATGAACGCTCAATTATTCGTGCATCACCATCTGCAAATCTTAGTTCTGCACAATAGATAACGAAATCGAAGTCTGTTACAATCAATCCTTCTAATGTTTGGCAATAGTAGTTGTCAGGAACTGTTTCGTTTCCCTTACTTCCCCATTTCTGCAAACTCTGAGAATTGATTATCTTAGATGTTTTGATTTCTAAGATTCCACGTTCTCCCGTTTCCTTGTTATAAATAAGTCCATCAGGACTATATCTAAGAAACTCATATTCCTTAGATACCAACGTAACATTGTCAACGTACTGTACATCCAACTCGGGATGTTTAGCCTGAAACAATGTTCTTAAACATGGCTCTGCGGTATTTCCGTATTCGATTGCATCATTTGTAATTTGTTGTGAGCCGAATTTTTTATCGTGCCACAACTGATTTAATGTTTTCCATGGATTCAAATCCATGAAACAAGCTGCATCCGAGCCACCAATACCACGTCCACGTTTTTTCAACCACTCTTCATGACTTCCATACTTTTCAACACTAAACTTTTCAGTGTCTTGGTAAAGATTCATCTTTACTTCCTCCCCTCAATTTACAAACCTCTTATGTACCGATTAGCTATCACAATGAAAGCTAACGAAGCTAAGAAACAAATTAACGAACAAATGTAATTGAATTTAGCCATTCGATTAACCATGTGTGTCTGCTTTTGACTTCTAACTAACATTGAATACTGAGTTTCGTACTCGTTGTTGGCAAAAGAAGGAAGCGTGATACAATCGCCTAATTCAACTGCTTTCTTCTTTGCAGTTGATTTAGAACCAGGCTTCTTCGTCTCTTTCTGCTTTGCAGAAGTCGTAGCAGTAATCTTCGTAACTGTACTCATCTTGTTCTTCCTCCTCTTCTTCATCAATGTATCTGTTGTCGTCCAACTCTCTTAAATCATCTACATTCATCATTTCTCACACCCCACTATTTCTTTAAATTCAGGAAACATCTTTAGGAACAGTTTTGTCGGAACTTTCTTTGTATCTATCACTTTGGATAGATTTGACTTTTTATAGGCATCCGTTTCGCAAATAAGATTCAACATCTTGTATGCGGTTTTCTTAGAAACACCTAGTTCCATGATGTCTCTATAGCCTAAGAGAACTTTCATTCCTTTACACATCTTTTCCCTACTTCAAATCCGTATGCGTAAATAATTGAAAGCAAAGTTGATACTTCTTTTAAATCTTCATTTCTACATCCGTTTTTGATTAGTACATCAAGAACTCTTCCTTCCGCTTGTACTGATTCATGGATTAATCTAATTGAATCTGTATATCCACAATCCATTCTTCCACTTGATTCTGCCATTTTATTCACCCCTCCTAAGTACTCTTATAATGTACTTTGATTTTAAAAAATAAGCTAGATAGCTTTTGCAACTTCAATTTTTACAACACCAATTGAAATCTTAGCTAATTCACATATTCTTTTTACTTCATCAAAGTAGAAACGTCTTTTTCCAATTTCTTTGTTAGTATAACTAACAGGAGAAATCCCAAGGTATTTAGCCATTTGTTTCTGAGTCATGTTCAATCCGACTCGGATTTGTTTAATAGTCATTTTCTCCATCTTTAACCTCCTCCGTACACTATTAGTTAACTTACACTCATATAGTACTCTGTTTGTGTACTTTAGTCAATAACTTTTTTTATTTTTTTTATAATTATGTTATCTTTCAGTGTACTTTATGATATATTTTATATAGGTATTTAATTTAGTGCTTATAATTATAATGTATAGATGAAAGAGGTGAGGACATGAACAAATTTGAATACCAAGGACAAGCATTAAAGGAATTGAGAAACAAGGCTAATTACACAATGTTAGAAGTAGCGGAAAGAAGGGGCAAAACAAAATCATGGCTTTCAGAAATTGAAAATGGTAGAAAAAATGTCTACTTTGAAGATGCTAAATGGTTGTGTAATTTGTATGGTGTCTCACTACAACACTTAGCCGATTTAATAGATCAATATCAAAAATAATAAACGATAGAGGATGATATAAATAATTTGTATTGTTTTGGTAGCACAAAACGTCCGCATTAAAACATGATAAACTTTAAGTGCCTGTAAATAGGCAACTGTATTTTCATCTCTCTCTATTTCATGGAAAGCACACTCGCTAAAGGGTGTGTTTTTCTTTTTACAAACAAAAAAGCACTAGAAATTAATCTAGTGCATTATCTTTATCCATTAATTTAGCAATGCCTTTATCGGCTTGAGGCAGCCAATGAGCATAAACACTCAATACAGTGCTTAGATTGTCTCCTAAGCGTTTTGCAACGTCATATAAGCTAAAATGTGAGCTTCCATCTCTTACCATATTGCCAATCATGTATGAAGCACATGAGTGCCTTAAATCGTGTATACGAATGATAGGTATTTGTTCTTCGTTGCTTTCATTTGCGATTTTAATAGCTTCTCTCATCCTCGTCCTAACCGTTGTATTGCATACGGGTATATCTATACCGAACACAAATGATTTTTCAGGAACATCCAACATTTCTTTAAATTCTCTGTATTCATCAGATAAGAACTGAGGCATTGTAATTGTTCTATAACTGTTTGGAGTTTTTGGAGTTGTAATTTTATGTAAGTCTTTTGACCACGTTTTTTTAATCGCAATCGTATTGTTTTCCAAATCCACATCTTCCCAAGTCAAAGCCAATGTTTCTCCAATTCGCATCCCCATGTAGAATTGATTGTCGAATAGAAGATGATACAAAGGATTTTCAACGTAAGGAATAAACAAATTGAATTGTTCCAAAGTCCAATATTTCATTTCGACTTTCTTTTCGTTTGGATTTTTAGCCAATTCAACAGGGGAGCAAGGATTACTTTCTAAATATCCTTTACGAACTGCAAATCTTAACATCTTATTGATTCTAGATAAATAATTCTTTGCAGTTTCATATCCTACGTTATTAATCATTAATTCCATTGCAACCTCTATATCGTTGGTTGTAATGGATTTTATGTTCACATCGCCTAAAATATCAATCCATCTTTCAAGCAATCTGTTTTGAACTTTATAGGTGCTTTCTTTTATTCTCTTTTCGGTGTATGCTGCATAAATATTAAACAATTCCTCGAGCGTTATATTTTTGTATGGGTCTTTCACATTCTCTTTGAATATGATCTCTGCTTTTACTGCATCTTTCTTTTTTGGAAAGCCACGCTTTTTGTATTGCCTATACTTCCCATTCTTCATTTTGTACGAACCATAGAAATACCACGTACCTGTTTTTTCATCTTTTTTTACTGCCATGTAATTTTCCCTCTTTCTTTAGATAACATATAAATTTTATAAAAAACTAGTGAAAATAGGTGAAAAATAAGGCTATTTTATGCCAATATCATGCCAATAATATGTATCACACTTTATATAAAGCGTTTTTCTTTTTGTTGAATGATATTTATAAGTTTATAGCCCTTTATTTTTCTTTATTTTTTATTCCTCTAGTTTACTTTATATTCTCATATTTTCTCTTTTTTGACTACTTTTTATTCCGCTGATTCCAAAAAAATATTCCATATATTATGCCACGTGCTTTATGCCATTATGCCAAAAACATATTATTATTTTCTTTTCTTATAATATATATAAACAAAAAAGCCTCCCGCTTGGTAAGGAGACTCTTTTGCATAAAGTTATCTTTGAAAGGGTTGTGTCCATCCATGAAGAACACATCAATAATATAGCATATAAATTTTAAGATTTGTTAAAAAACAAAAACCATACCTGGATGTGATAGGTATGGAATCGTTTTGGTGACAATTTCTAGAAAGGGGAATTTTTAGCGATTGTCACATTTTGTAGTTGTTTGCTAGTGCCACAAAGAGAAATGTTAAGATTCAATTACACGTCTGCAATCTGCACTACACCAAAGAGAGCTTAGGCCTTTATCGCTCTACTTTTCCTAGCAACATGATTATATCATATCAGTATTGATTTTATACAAAAAAGACCACCTTTCAAGTACTTCTAGAATGTACTCTATTCAGTGGCAAGAAAATATTTTTTCTTTGTAGTCGACTTGCATAAAAATAATATCAATCAGTCACGCTTGGAATGACTATAGATCAATACTAATAAATCCATATGCCTAACTTGGATTTGTACATCAAGCTAACATAGACATTATACCATGTTGTGGTATTGGTCGCATTGTGCACTCTGCTAATCTATGTGCATATACTATAGCACAAAAAGCAAAGACCGTACAAACATCATACGGTCTAAGAAACTCCTTCTACTCTAGTAGACGAGCTATTTTATAATTGGCTATCTCGAGCTTGCGTGATATTTAAGGAGCAACATGATTTTCATTTCCACCAATTAAATTTTCGTTCACGATAGTTCACAAAATCATAATGTATTTACAAACATATAAACCTCTTTTTTGCAGATTTTGTGCAAATATGAACGTTTGATGTCGTATTTCGTACATTATGCACAATTATTTGAACAAATTAGCGATTTTTTCAACGATCTTTAGCAACAGTTCAATTAATTTATTGATTCCTGTCACATTGATTTTGTTTCCATTATCGTCTTTAGAGTCTGTATTTGGTTCATCTTTTTTATTTTCTGAGCCATTTTCATCCTTTTTATCGTCTGTTGATTCATCTTTCTTTGGATTTGATTTATAAAAATCAATATCATGGAAGATTATATCTTTGTCGATTGGGTTAGCTGCATACTGATGGATAACACCTACACTAGATTGGTCTGATTGGATATTTCCATCATTCGTACCCCAATTTGCAATCCAAATAGGATATGTTGTTTCTACAAATGTTCCTAGCCAACTAGTACTAGTATAAACACCTGTATAATATCCCTTAGCACTCATATAGTCGCAGAATACTTTACAAGAGAAAGAACATCTTTCTTTAGTTAAGACACCAGCTTTCTTCTTGTAATTATCTGCATCTTCCATATCGAACCATACACCTAATTGAACATTTCTGTCTTTGATTAGATTATATACATACTCTGCTTCCGCTCTAGCTTGGCTATCATCTAACGCATAATCATAACAGTACACACCATAAGGAATTTTTAACTGTTCACATTTATCTGCAAAGTATTCAAATTTCTTATCTGTATATTCTCCGTAAGAAGCACGCAATATCACAAAGTCATATTTTGATAAATCAATATCTGAACTGTTGTGTTCTGAAATATCAATTCCGTACCCCTTAACATTCTTAGTGTAATCTGTTGTAGTTGGCTTAGAAGGCTCTGTAGAAGGCTTAGAAGGCTCTTTTGTATCTTCCTTAGTATTTGTATCAGGTGCTCTGAATTTCGCCCACATTTGGCTTCTATCCTCTGTCGCAGATACCGCCACAAAGACTTTTCTATCTCCTTCTTTTCCGACAACGTATCTATGGCCATTCGTTACACACTTCCAATAATATCGAATCTCATCTCCTGAATTGCATTGGCCAAAGATTTCTCCACTTGGATTATCGTAATGCTTGTGAACACCATCAACAATGAATGTTGCGATACCATCTTCCTGAGTTAATTCAATATCTTGTGTTTCAGGAGCACCGATTGTGGCCCACGGTTCAACACCATATGATTCACTGCCACTGACTGCTGCGAAACATCTGACTCCATTTGTATGAATCCATGAAATCCATCTATGCCCATTTCCAATCCATTTTTCTGTATAGACTTGCTTTTCGCCTTTTACAAATGTTCCGTAAGAAGCACCTGTTGGAGTATCTCTATGGATAACGATAGCAGTATCATTTTCAAATGTGGCCATTCCATTCTCTTTAATCAATTGAGAAGCATCATATGTAGAAGCATTTGTATAGAATTTAGGTCTTAAATATCCCCAAATAGCTCCTTGATAGTTTAATGGCCATAACATAGCTTTAGGGTTGCCTAGAACGTTCTGAGAGAGTGCTCTACCTTCCCAATAGATAAATATATGTCCATATCTTGCATCACCGCCTACAGACACTCCTACGTCACCATTTTGGGGAGCACCTGTAACAACATCAAAATAACTTAATACACCATTATTCGCTCTGTTGAACCACCAATCTTTAGCATGGCCACGTGCAATACATGGTTTCCCTCCCCATGCCATCAATCCTTGAATTAATGAAACGCATTGTCCACCATATGGTTCTACTCCTTGGACATAATTAATGTTCATTATTTGCCCTTTATTGTTAAAAACCTTATTGATAGCATAGTTATAAAACTCTTGTGGAGTTCCCATTTTTCATCCTCCTTAGTTTTTATCTAGCAGAAAGTCTTGAATTTCATCTCTAGTTTCTTGGAGCTTGTCTTTATCATTTTCAGAAAGCATATTGTTGATAATTGCGATATTTGCTTTTAGTGTCAAATTGCCACGTTGCTTATCTTCTTCTAATCTTTCTTCATGCTCTCCTAATCTTCGAGAGTGTTCATTCAATTCTTTCTTAATCCCTTCTTGTGTGATAACTAAACTTTCAATTGATTTTATTCTCTCATTGTCTCTTACTAACCATTCTTCGTGTTTTCTAACGGTTTCTTTTAAATCGTCATTAGGTTTCTTTACCTCTTTAACAATCTTCACAACTCCCCAAGCGGAAGCAATGAAACCTAAAAGCCATAAAACATATTCTAAATCAATAGTGATTACTTTCACTATTAGTCACCTTTGACGTTGATTTTATCAATTCCATTATCTAATTGAATCTTAACGTATTCTTCAATTTCATCAAAAGTACTTTGAACGATTTCACTAATCATTTCTTTTGTAATAATGCCGTGCAATGCATCAGGCACTAGATCATAAAGCTTGCCGACAACTTCTTCAAATTTTTTACCACCAGCATTAGTTGTATCTTTGTAGTTGTCCTCAGCTTCTTTAATGTAAACAACTGCTTGTGCAGTGATTTTAGCAATCACTTCTTGCACTTCCTTTGCTTTAGTTTTAGCTTTGGTACTGAATTTAAAATATAAAGCTAATCCACCACAAACTAAAGTAGCAGCAGTCTGTAATAAAGTTAAAAAATCTTGTACATTCATAAATTTACACCCCCAAAAAATATTTCATCTCTCTCATATTTTCTGAGGTACTGTTTTATGGCATTTCAATTATATAATGAAAAGAAAAGGACGTACATTAACGCCCTATAACTTATACAATACATTTTGTGTGATGTAATTTTACATTGTTCTTAGATACTTTAGCATAAATCATTGTTGTAGCAATGCTTTCATGCCCTAAAATAGCTTGGACTTCCTCAATACCCATACCTCTATTTAATCCATCCGAAGCGGTTGTATGTCTAATGAGGTGAGGGAATACTCTACGTTCAATACCAGCAAATTCTCCAAGTTGTCCTATTCTTTTTTATCCATAATTAATACCTCCTACTATATAATAAAATAAAACTAGCTTATGAGCTAGTTTTTTCTAAAATAAAAGTGATACAAGTATTAACTTCAACATTTCCATTTGCTTCTTCTTTTCCTGTCCACTTTGTTACCGCTGGTATAAATTTCATGTTTACCATCGTGTAGTGTATAGCTCCTGCCGTATCTCCCGAAATACTAGCACTATTCAAATCAAAATAAACATAATCAATTAAATCACCGTTACTATCTTTAAGTTTAAAAATATTATTTTTTAACATGAAAGTTTTTACTGTATAACCCGTTAAGTCTAAACCATTAAAAGTTTGCCCTGCATTATAATACGGTGCTCCTTTAGTATAAACTTGATTATACTTAAAATAATAATCTAATTTTTTAATTGTTTTATCTTCGTTTTCAGTTAAAACATAATAGTTTCCCGTTCTAGCACTATTAATTGATACATTATTTTCAACGGTTGGTGTAGGTTCTGTTGTCCAAGGGAATATATTTTCGCTCGTATCACTATACTTTTGTTGAATTTCAACGATATTAACTTCACCCACTCCAGCATTAATAATAGGCTTAGTGTCAATTTGATTGTTTTCAAGCCATAAACTACATTCATTTTTTGCATTAAAAATTGCATTCACTTTTAATGTTGAATATTTAATATTAACAGTTGGGAGTACCGTGTTATTTGTTGCATACACATCAACTAAATACTTATTATTGTTTGAAATATCACAATTATTAAATGTTATTTGTTGTTTCTCCACACTACTTATATTCGGTAGAAAAAAGGTGTTTGCATTATCATAAGTATGAATATAACAATTATTAAATTCAAAATCATCAAGAGAACCAAATAATTCAATTGTTCCATCCGGCTCAAATTTTGAGAAAGTGCAATTATTAAATATAAACTTACCACCAATATATCCACTAATAATTGCAGTTCTTTGTTCATGGTCTTTATCATAATAAAATAATGTTTTATTAATACTATAAACCACACCATTAAATTGATTAGTGGCACGAATAAGTTGTGTATTTTGTAAATTACATTCATCTAATAATAAATGTTCTAGCGTGTTAATTCTAGGTGAAATATTATTAAATAAACAATCAATATCAACAAAATTACAATACTTAAATTGAGATGAAGAAAAGTTTTCTGTTAGTGGTAAATTACTTGCTACAGCACGCTCAAATGTGATATTGCTAAACACGCAATTATTTATTTCTTTTGTAAACGTGTTGTTGCCTAATATAATCGTAGCATTAATACCTATTATATTTATGTTACTGATATTCGTTAAAGTATTACCAATTAAATATGTTTTGTTGCTTAACAATACATACTTACCAGTTTCGTTTGCTTTCGCAATACAAGCATTAAATGCTGAACTATCGTTAGTAGTACCATTACCAACAGCACCAAACATTTCGGGTGTAACATACACATTTTCAATATTTACTGCATGGTTTTCATCAGGCAGTATCGTTACGTTATTAACCTTGATTGCTTTAATAGGTATTAATTGATCTACAACTTCTTGCTTAATATATCCAGCATCATTTTGAAGCTCAGATACATTTTTAGGAATTTCAGTTTTCTTTGCATAAACACTAGCTAAATCTAAATTTACAATATAATCAACAGGACTAATCGTATTTCCATCTAATTTAATAGTTGTGATAGGCACTTGAATAGCAATGTTTTTGTCGTTGTCTTTGGCAATGTTTGTTCCGTTTACAGAAATTGTCTTTACGAATTGATTTAGAATTTCAATTAAATCCAATTGATTAGAAATATCACCAATCATATTTCCCCGTTTGATTTTCAAATTGGCATTGTCATTGATTACTTGAATTTCTTTTCCGTTGTAGATATAGAACAATCCTTTTGAATCAACATACGCATGGTCTCTACTTGGATTAGTAATATCATCTACAGAATCAACGATTTCTAGCCAAAATTCGCAATCACCGTCTTTTAAAGGGAATACTACTGCCATATCTTTGTTACATACTACAGGTTGCATAAGTAAATTTTCTCCTTCTCTAATAATTAAACAGTTGGAGATAAACTCCTCTAAGAACCGTACGTGCAGTTTTCCCGCATACGGCTCCCCACTGTTACTTTTAAACATTCTTGTTATATATGACTTTGTCACCGCTCCAAATATCCACATGGATATAAGGGTGAATGATTCGGTCATTCCATATATCATAGAACCTTTCCAATTTAAAACTTCTTCTTTGACTCCTTCGGTTTAACCATTTGAACGTTACATATAGTGAATGTTGCCAAAGGTTTCTGACCTCTTTTATCATTCCACTCAAACTGTAGTAGTTAAAACTACCAGTAAGTTTCTTGTTCAACGCCTTCATGAATTCGTCAAATTGAGTGTTTCTATTTTCTTTGACCCATTTCTTTAAGTTTGACTTAAATTGCTTCTTCTTTCTACGACTTATCTTATGTCCTACAGAATAGTAGCCTTTTCTTGTCTTACTGTTGAAATGTGTAAAGCCTAGAAAATCAAATGTTTCTCTTGAATCACTGTATCTTCCAAATGGAAGTATTCGTGTCTTTTCCTTGGATAGTTCCAATCCAAAAAGTTCCATTCTATTAATAACGGCTTCATATACTCTTTGTGCATCTCTTTCATATTGAAACATTATTAAGAAATCGTCGGCAAACCTTACCAGGTATGCTTCTCCACATAATTGTTTCTTGATACACTTTTCAATCCATAAATCCAGTACGTAATGTAGATACACATTGGCCAGTATTGGACTAATCAGTCCGCCTTGGGGTGTTCCTACACTTGTATCCTCATATTTTCCTTCTATCATGACACCTGATTTGAGCATTCTCGCTATATATTTCAGGTAGTTCGGGTCTGCGATATCATTTCGAAGAAATTTCATGAGCCACTCATGATTCACATTATCAAAGAAGCCTTTAATGTCACAGTCCAATATATAGTTTATCTTCTTGTGCATTACGGTATCATTGATTACTTTAATCGCATCATGAGCCTTTCGATTTGGTCTGAATCCATATGAACAATCTAGAAATCTAGGTTCATATACATCACTAAGTATGTCTGCCATGGCTCCTTGAACGAGCCTGTCTTCATAGACTGGTATCCCTAAAGGTCTTTTCTTACCATTTCCCTTGTCGATTTCAACTCGTCTTACGGGTTGTGGCTTATAGCTAAAACTCTTAAGTCTATGCATCAAGTCGTCTATATTTTCATTTAGATTTTCCTGATACACTTCCTTAGTTACCATGTCTATTCCTGGAGCTTTGTTTTTCTTTTGTAGACGATGTTGTCTTATCAAAGATTCCTTGTCTACTCGATTCATTAACGTTTCCAGTTTAGGATGTCTTTTTGACAATGTTCTTATATCTTGTCGTTTTGTTCCCATGTCTTTGTAACCTCCAGTGTTTTCAACATGTTTCCCTTCAAGAAACGTAACTGTGTTTCGGTCCTTCGCTCCATGTACTTTCATACACTTCATCACTACTATGACCTCTTCGGACTTCTTGCAGCTCTTCCCGTTGTTCTTGTGGTATTGGCACTTGTAACAACAGTACCTTGTTTATCGGAAACTGCAAGACCTCCCAGGTATGCAGTTGATACCTTGACTTCTCGCCCTGCATTACAACGCCGGTGGTGTCCGATTGAATCTGGCATAACGATTCAACCTATGTTGGTTGCGGCTTATATGAGAGCATCACCCACCACTTTGTTGGAACTAACGACGCTAGATTGCTTCAGGCTTTCGCTTTAGGGCTCTAAGTCTTTCCTTCCTACGCTTAACACTGTACCTCACGATACAATGCCCAAGGACTAGATACTGGCCTCTTTGCTCCAAGAGTTACCAGGTTAGGAGTTTCACCCAACTAAATCAACTGCGCCGAACTGGCGCACCATATTTTTTTCCTCCAGCTTTCATAATGTCTGCGAAGCAAGATGCACAAGAAGTAATTTCTACGCCTAAGAATTTGGTACAAGCTTCAATAAACTTCTTGTTAATCTCCAAAGCGATATTCAATAATTCAGGGTCTCTATCCGAAGCTTGATATGCTTCAAATGCAGTGTACATAGCCATACTTAAATGTTTAACTAAACACCACTGTTCTCTATCCCCTTTGCCACCAAAAGAATTGTATAGATAAAGCATTTGAGAACGTCTGATGTTGGCATAATCATCAATTTCATCCTTTAGTGCTTCAATCTTTTCTAAATTATCAGGAATTTCTTCTTCACTAATTAATCCGTTTTCAACCTCAGAAATACGTTTTTCTAATAAGGTTTTAGCGTGTAGTTCTGCACTTGCAATTTGTGTAAAACTACGGATAATATCTTCTCCAATTCCCGAAGTGCTATATTTGTTTTCCATCTACACAACCTCCTTTTTGTATGCTTTGATAGATAATCTAGCAGACTGTTGTTTTTGTTTTCTTTTAAAGTCAATTTGTTGACTGTTCAATTTCAATAGCGATATGGCAGACTGCCAATCTCTAGGATTTTGTTTTACATGATTTGATAGGTTTTCAATCCTTTGTTCATATCTATTCATAGATACCTCTTATCTGTTTACATGACTATATTTAAGATAATTAACTAACGTACAATCAAAATTACCATTTCCTGTTACTTTGATTGTTTTATATCCTGGGTCTAATATTCTATTTCTCTCATCCTCTGAAAGATACCCACAAGCTTTAAGAACATCAAAATTAGAATATTGCCCAGGCCATAGTCCATTGCCTGTAATCCATGCTCCGTTGAATTGCTGCTTGAAATATGGTGTCATGTCTATTCCTTCAATCTCAACATTAAAGTTTGTAGCAGTAGAATTATCTATTACTAGTTTAAACTCAAAACGCTCATAATAAATCAAATCCTGAGAAATTGACATTCCTATTACCGCTGGTTTAGAACTTGAACATCCCCATCTAGGGAACTCATACCCATAAAAATCAACTGTGTGGTTTCTACGTTGAATGGAATTGTATCTTCCTTTTTCTTTCAAATCATAGACACTATCAGCTAATATATTTATCGCCTTACTAATATCCATAACTACTCACTCTTTCCGTCTCTATCTGTTCTTAGGAATTTCTCTAGTGTCAATGTATCTATTTCAATTCCTGTTTTATCTATTTCTCTTTGTAGACTTGTGATATAGAACCAATCGTCTTGTTTTAGAATACGTTTCATGTATCTATTACAACTTCCCAATTGCAATAAATTGAGATCATAAATAAATCTGATTCTATCACCTACGTTTACTTCTTTAGGCAATGCTTCACAAGAAGTGTTGATAGAAAACTTTCTTCTTGCGTTAATTAGTTTTCTACAGGCACAATCATATACGACCTTGGCCGCATAAATTCTATCGTTATCAGTAATGATAGTTGTTCCGTTTGTAGACTCAGGGTCAATGCTCTGTTGTACATAAACACTCTTTACTCTGAAAATACCAATGATATTTGATGTACTGATTGTTGTCGTATTGCAATATGGATAAGGTTGGTTTTGACCAAAGAAATTAGCTCTACCATTACCAGCATCAGAAACGTACATTGCAACGTGTGATGTAGGTGTGTCACCACCTCTACCGAATATGCACCAATCACCAAATTGAGGTGTACTAACATAATCAAAGTATTGAGAATAGCCTAATTCATCTCTGTTATACCAAATGTAATCTGCATATCCATCACCGCCTATAGCTCTCGTAGGGTCGGGATAATTTAATGTCTGTAATGCTTTCTTCCAAACATCTACACATTGATATGGTTGCTCAGGCGGTACACCATCCATGTCGATAGATTGACCATTCCATGTGTTGATAAAATTCTGAGCGTTCCAAGGACGAGATTGTGTTTTATCCGTATCGGTTGTAGTTCCGTTATCATCTTGTTCCCACTCAGGGATTAAACCGTAAATACGTTGAGCAAATTCAATACGTTTTTGATACTGTAAATCAATGGATGTATCACCACGCTCATAATCTGCCATAAAAGCCATTACCATGTAATTCATATCGGCTTCCATATGTGACCATTGTTGAAATGTGATGTTATATGAAGGAGTAGGAATCCAAGGCCCATTTGTAGCATTTGTCGACCATTCTTCAACCAACTTAGCTACTTCCCCTTTTCCGTACATTGTGTAGCTTGTATACCCATGAGAACCAAGCCAATTAGTGATTCGTGTGTATGGAGTCCATTGAACCAATCCAAATCCTTTTTGAGAGTCAGGAACATCACCCATTTGATACAAGTTAGGGTTTAAGGTTGATTCTACATGACACGAACCGCATAAAGCAGCAATAGCTGATTTACTCCAAATATCTTTTAGAGAGTGCCATAACGCTTTAGCATTGTTTATTTCCTCTGTATCAGTTAAATATCTTTGTTCTTTAGGAATGACCCATTTGTAATCCTTAGAGTCTTTTGTCATATCCTCTAGACTAAATGGCGATAAATCATCAAAAGCAAATGTTCCTTCAATGAACACACCACTTTCATATCCAACCGACTCTGTATCAATAATGGAATACTCCAATTGATTGTTAGGAGCTAATTTAGGAAAGTCTACATATTCATAATCACGTTCGTTGTTTATGTTTGTTCTCAAAATAACTACAGGAAATTTAGGATTCTGTAAGCTTTTATCGTTATATACTTCTCTCAATGATAAAGATGACATACCACTATCAGATTTATTAGCATAAACTGTAGCTAAGTTAATAACATCAGAAAAATCGGTTTCCATTGTTGGCTCACCAATAATTCTATAGTTTCTTCCTAATGTTGGTTTATTAGAAAGCATTACAGGTTGTTTCTTTCCAAAATATCCAATTTCAACTTGCTTATCATTTGTAAATGGAACTCTCCAATAAACAGATGGTGTCAATTCACAAGTTTTAGTAAGTGCATCCAATTTAGATTGTCTAGAATAAACGTAGTCAATCTTTTCATTATCAATTTCAGTTTCAAAATTCATCTTCCACTGAGTCGAATAATACATATCTTCACTTTCGTATACGTTCTTTATAAGAGCGTTTTTAACCGCATAATTTGTTGGGACTTGTCTGTATGTCCATTCATTGATTACGTGCGTTAGAGATATGTTTAAACCACTTACAGATGGTTTATAGTCAGTAATCATTCCGTAGAAAACTCCACAATCCATGATTACTCGCATTTCTTTTCTTCCTGAGATTAAATCGTAGTATTCGTTAGGAATTGTGATTTGCATTTCAGGTACTGTCATCAACTCATTTGAAAAACTGATTGTGCTTAAAGCCTCTCTGAATCTTTTTTTAACTTTTCCAAATTCTAATATTTCAAAGTAAGGAATCATGTTTACTCCTAACTACCAATTTTGCCTTGCCCTACCCATTTACCATTTTTTCTAATTCTACTTGACCCTTGGTTTTCTTTATTTGCTTTATCGGCACTGTACTTGCCAATAGTGGCCCAAGAACCTTTAACTCTCTTTTTAAACCATCCTGTAGCTCTATCCAAAGAATAGAATATGCCACCTTTTCTTACTGCCCATGGTCTGAAATCAGGGATAACCTGTTGGATGGAATATATATTTTCGTAAGGGAATGTTGCATCTTCACCTCTTAATTCAACTTTAACGTGTGTTGTATCTGTTGGAAGTTGTAGTTTACCGCTCCATTGACTATTTTGTGCCACTGTTTCCCATCCTGATGAATAAGCTAATGGCCATGTATCTGCATGAGAGAATATTACTTGATTATAAATCTCTCGCCATGAGGCTTTGTTGTTGTTAGAAACACTAATGATCAAAATATAGTTGTATCTTCCGCCATACTGTACATACTTTCCATTACCTGTATATGTACCAGCATCCGTTACACAATAACCAACTAAATCTAATGTGAAAGTAACACCATAGTTTCCATCATCTGAAAAGTTGATACCTTTTCCATACCCTTTAGCATGGGCAGTAGCAAGAGGAAATCCAAAGTCTGCGGTATTGCCTGGATTTCCACCTAATACTACGTTATTGTATGGCCCTGTGTTATTGTAAGCTCCATGAAAGTTTTGCCATGCCATTAAACACCACCAGCCAAATCATTCTCAGAACTTCCGTTATTAGTACGGATGTATGAGTTTCCATCAGGAGTACCACCAAAGATATTGATATTACCTGTTGCAATACTTCTTCCGTCATTGAATTTTCCTTCAAATACAGTATCTCCTGTTTGCTTCCATGCACCACTGTTTTTAAGGTTCGTAAGAATCTTTTCGACCGCACTGTACATATCTCCAACGCTGCCTTCGATACCACCAACCTTATTTTGTAATGCTCTGATAGCATTCCAAATCTTTTGGATTTCTGCCCATAGTTTCTCGATTTCTTCCCATTGCCCACAATCAGAACAAATCATTACATCCATGATACTGATTAGGTTCTTTTCCAAATCTTTGATAGCTTCTTTTGTATCGCAAACATCATATGTATCAATCTTTTCTAGCAATCCGCCTAATAAGCAATCGTTCATATCGTGCATATCTGTACAGTTATTGTGGCCCTTGTTTTCAAAACCTTGGTTTACTTTAAGATTTGCACAAATAGTATCTGTTACACCTTTTTGAATGAAATTACTGCTCGTAGCTTTTAAAGAATCGCAAGCAGAACAAACATCTTTATTCATTTATGTGTACCTCCTAATCTCTACAGATAACAAAATTCACCTTGTTATCATTTACAAAACGAGTGTGTAGAGATATTTCATCATCTTCTAGCCAATCAACATAAATAGAAAGGAATTGCAACCAATTTGTTGTTTCTCCAGCTTTTACTGTTCCACTCATGCTTAATTCCACTGTTTTGTTAATATCTTCTTCAAATGAAGCATTTGTGATTTTTTGATATACCAACGATCCACTCTTATTAGGAACACGAATTGAAACAGTTGGAGCTGAGCCAGCGGAAACTCCCGTCATTTTATAAGAGTAGTGTTTCAATGTAACACTGTTGAATTTGTATGTAGCACTCTTATCTTTGTTAGGCTTCATACAGAAATCTACTTTTCCTGTAATAACTCCGTCCGCTACTTTCTTGTAATCGCTAGTGTGAATCCAATCTGAATATCTGAATGTGAAATTACCTTGTCTGTCAATTTCAACACTCAATCCAGGTGTAGACTGTTGAATAGTGTATTGAGTTTCGATTGCCAAATTTTGAAGTTGAAGATTATACAACTGGTCTTGCAATCCACACATCCAACAAATCATAGCTGCTTTCATGTTGTAATCATTGTTAGCATATTGACTCATGAATAATTTCCAATCACACAAATCAAATCCATCTATGATGTCATATAAGCCTTTTGTAAGGCAATCGTTGGCGTTTTCCATGTCTGTACACGTATTATTGCCATTCTCAGGATTTAAGCCTGTATCGTTTCCTAAAGAAGTACAGATTGAATCTGTGACACCATTTTGGATAAACTCTGCACTGCTATCTTTTAACTTTCCACAAGCAGTGCAATAACTTTTAACATTTGCCACTGCAAGCCTCCTTAATTTGTAAGTTCATCAACATCTATATATACACAAGCCATCTTACAACATGAGCCTGTGACCACTAATCTATTCATTCCATGATGCACTGTGAATCCAAATTCATCTTCGATCACTAGATTATCTAAATCCACTTCCTCTGATGCACAACATCCATCCGCAGTAAAGTATAAGTTCCAACTTGAATCAAGTGTTAAAATTCCATCATATTCACCTAAAATCATCATTTTGTTTCCGTTGATTTCAATTTCAGGGTTTTGGAATTTACCATCTAGAATCAATTTGACCTTATCGGTATCTAATACTGTTCCACTGTAGAATCTTCCAGCAATTGACTCAACACAATAATCTTTTTTACAGATTTTGTTTTTAATCAAATCATCACCGAAAATCTGTTCACCTTTAATGCAATCGTAGACAATCTTGTACGAATTACCACAATTCATAAAATCTTCCAATGCTTTAGTTCCCATCACGCATAAAGATGTTTCCTCTGTAATGTCTCCACAATCACATAGACACGAATTGCAAGTTTCCATATCAGGAGGGCAAGTAACACAACATGATAAACACTCTTGAGCATCTCTGAAATCCTCACAATCGAGGATATTACATACAGAATAAGGAACTAAGAATGTTTTCTTTGTATCTGCAATATGCCATACACCTTCCCAAAGTTTAAAATCAATATCCATTGATAAATAGCCTTGGTATTTTTTGTAATCTTCACTAAATCCTGTGACATAGGCCCATGCCCAAATCAATTTGTTATCTTGAATTGCCCATAATCTTCCAGGTTTAAGCAAATTCAAATTGAAATAGTCACGTAGGAATCTTCTATCTTCATCATGAAAATGTTCATAATTAAAATTCAATGTTAAGGACAAATCACCTTCCGTAAGAAACTGTTGATTCTTTTGGAAAGCAACATAACTACCATGTCCGTAACTATATTCTTGCGTTGCAGTCTTTGTATCTTGCTTTAGAGAGGCAGAGGAAATCTCCTCCGCACTGTCTATTACAAGATCATTGAACTGAACGTATGTTTTTAATGGGTTTAAGTTATAACAAGTCATTATGCCAAACCTCTCAAGCATCTACCTACTTTGATAGCCTGCCTTCTTTCGTTTCCTTCGTTGAAAGCGATACTGTTATTCGTAACACGATTATCGTTATTGTTGATAGTCACGTTCTTATTAACAACACTTCCAACATGAGAACCATATCTAGTAGACAATTCTTTGAACGCACCTTTTAAATCCATGTTATTTACTTTATCCATGAAGCTTTGACCTGCGTTCTTAACTGCACTACGTTTCATTACATACTCACCAGGAGTAAGCATAGCAGGAACTGTATCTGTTCCACTAGGCTTCATGACGATTGGTTGTCCACCTCGTTTTAAGTAAACTGGGCCACCTTTAGCAAACTTAAAGTTTTTTCCTTGTGACTCATTGCCCGTGTTTACTGTAGGAGTAGTTGTACCACCTGTATTAATGTTTCCTGATTGATTGTTGAACGCATTTTTAAATGCACTTCCTAAGTATTGTCCTAAATCTGTGAATCGTGTTGAATATCCATACATCATAGTAATCTGATTAGAGATTGAACTAGACATATTAGAGATACCTTCACTAAATCCACTTACAACATCTTTTCCAAACTTCTTACCTACGGATTTGAAGCTTTTCTTCTTCAATGAAGCTTTAGCATTATCAATCTTAGTTCCAAATGAGCCTTCAATATCAATACTTTTGAAACCTTCAATAATTCCATTGGCCATATCTGTACCAGAGGTATTAAATTCTGATTTCATATTTGATAAAGTTGTGGCCATGTTGTGGAATGAAGTAACGATTGAGTTTACTTCTGTAACAACATCTGTAGTAGCTTCTCCAACTTTCAATCCTTTAACATTGTTTAGGAACGTTTGAATACCTGTTGTGACTTCTCCAACCTTAACAAAGTCTAGATTTAATCCAACGATAGAATTTAAGCTTTCACACGTTTTTTTCAACTTAGAAACAGTCTTATTAACTGTGTCCATATTCTCTAGATTTTCAGTTAATCCTTTGTTAGTTGCCATTTCATTCACTGCATTTCCAATACTCTTAATATTGGCTCTCAGTGTTTCAAAGTCGAAATCAGTTGAATATACGTTCAAAGTTTCAAACTTGAGGATTATATCACCTAAAGTTGTAATCGCCTTTAGTGCGTTGTTAAATATCTTAGAATCAGGCATTTGTCTCAAGTTGTAAGACAACATATTCTTGTCTTTTCCTGTTCCAACACCAGCAACAGAAATGTATCCAATTGCTTGAGAAATACTAGAGATTGTCTTTTTAATATCCTCTGCATTTGGTAAAGGATTGTTTGTAATCGTTGCTTGCAAGTTTCCAAATTCAGGAACAATTTGTTCCAAAATCTTTAATGTATCTAGGAACTCTTGAGCATTTGTGGAGTTTAAATTAGATTTAATATTCTTTGTAACATCAGGGAATACAATCTTTTTCATTTCTTGAACAACACTAGCTACATTCTTTAAAATGCTTGTACAATTCTCAACGTTAATTGAACTTCCATTGATACTAGACATTTTAGAAAGGCTAGAAGCCATTGTTGCATAGTTCTTAACGATACTGTTTGCATCTGCAATGTTCGTTGCACTTGAAGTACTAACTGTTGGGAACTCAAAATCATTAATATTCTTGATTACCTCTTGAATATCTTTGAATTGATCGTTGAAAGAACTGCTATCAATGCTCATTCCTTGCACTTTTGAAATTGATTCTCCAATAGTAACAAGTTTCTTTAGAATCCTAGTAATATTCCAAGTCTCCATGTTTTTCCATAAAGACTCAGAACTTTTAATAACTTGACTCCACCAAGAAGAATATGTTCCTCCGCCTTCAAACATATCTATGACATCCATAATTCCTTGGATTTTCTTTTTAAGTCCTTTTGTGTTTGAAGGAACATTCTTATCGACTTCTTGCATAGCCTTAGCACAAGCAATCAACGTACCAGCTAGTCCTGTTGTTGTTATCATTCCTAACACTTGGGCCAATGTAGTGATTCCACCCGTTAGGACACCAGCACCACCTTGAATACCTGTAATAAGTGTCATAGAGCCTATACATTCAAATAAACCTAATAACTTATCGTTGAATGTGTCGAATCCATCAGGCATAGTCTTATCTAGCTCTTGCATAGCTTTAGCAAACAACCATAAAGCTCCGCCTTGACCAATCATCATTGCTAATCCTGTTAAGGCATTGTTCATTTCTAATGCTTTTGAAACCCCTGCATTAATCGTATTAGCTCCCATCATCAATCCCATTACAGAGAACAAATTTGTTAATCGCATAGGCAATGTTGTAATGTCATCAGGAACATTCTTTTCAATTTCCTTTATCGCTTTGCAATAAAGGATAATTGTTCCTGCCCCACCAGCTATGATAGCTAATGAAGATAATTTATTTTTAAATCCTTCTGCATCAAAAGTTTTTGGAGTACCTGTCGCAGTAGTAATCTCATCTGAACTCTTGAATACATCTTTAATAGAACTGAATTTACTTCCTAGTTTTCCTAGGAAAGGAATATTGAAACTCTTTCCTTTGAATTTTGAATAAACGTTTAATAAATCTCCTAAAAGACTAATTCCACCACTTCCGAGTTTCATTAACTTACCAGCGTACTTTAATCCAATACCAATTTGGATGTAGTCTGATACGAAACGTCCTAATCCTTTAGAAAAGCTTCCGTCTCCCATTTCGGTGATTTTATCTTTTGCAAAATCATAGAAATCACCAAGAATAGGCTTGAAGAAATCAATTACACCTTGGAAATCTCCTAATCCTTCTTTAAAACCACCAACAAAATCTTTGAAACTGAATGTTTTTAAAACGCTCCATAATTCAGAGAACTTTGTTTTAATGAAGTCTATACCTTCGCCAATCTCTTTTTTATGACTTCTAATGAAGTTGGCTCCTATATCTCCTAAGCCTTCGACTTTTTGAGAAAGTTTGTAGATATTTCCATAGATTGTAGCACCTGTTAATTCCGTCGAAACCTCATCTAATGCACCTAACCACTTTTCTTCGGCTTTACTGAATCTCTTAGGGATTAAGTCAAAAGCATTACCAATTGTGGCTACAGATGATTTAACCATAGTTGCCAACGAATTTAGGCCACCACCGCCTTTTTCATCCAACTCAATTAAGGCATCCTCAAATTGTTGTAATGAAATAGTTGGATTTGACCCTGTAAATGCATCCCTAAACTCTGCGAATGACATATTAAATTTCTTTGCAATAGCAGTTAAGGCTGGTGTCATACCTGCATCTTCCATTGATCTCAATGTACGAGCATCCATTTTAGAACCCATGATTTGAGAATACTGAGTAACCGCATTGTTTACTCCCTCAGAATCTCCGCCAAATGTCAAAATGGAATCATTAATTGCCGAGAATAGCTTTTGAGACCTATCTAAATCATGATTGATTGAAGTAAATCTCGTAACATGGCTTAGAGCGTCATCTAAAGTGGTTGGTAGCCCCAAAATGCTTTCGTCTAGGTTATCAATCATCTTTTGGATTTTAGCCGTAGAATCGCCTACATCGCCTACTACAGTGGACAATGTTCTTTTCGCAACTTTGATTGTATCGTATCTATTAACACCGCTTGAAAATGCATCACCAATTGCGTTTTGTGCACTTGAAACCAATCTATACAAACTAGAATATCCAACACCTTGTACTAAGAATCGTCCAATATCTCCTATTGGGTTGTTTTGGAAATTCTTGGCAATGTTCAACATACTAGAGCCTAGATTTGACATTTTATTACCAACATCAAATGTAATCTTACTAGCAGTTTTTAAAGCTTTAGCAACGTTTTGAAGATTGTTTAGTTTATTCAAGCTATCTTGATAGCCAATAACTTGTGACTCAATATCCGCTTTTGTGTTTCTTACATCATTCTCTTTTTCAATGGTTTCGTCTAGCTTTTTATTTGTATCTTCTAACTTAGAAGAATCTGCTTCTAATTTTATTTTTTCTTTGTCTAAATCTGCGATTGAATCATCAATCTCATCAACCAATTTTTGAGCATCATTTAATTCACTGATGTTCGCTTCAATCTTTATCTTTTCTTTGTTAAGATTGTTAATTTTCTTTTGAACTTCATCAACTTCAATACCAACCTCTCGCATATCGTATTTGAGAGCTTCACGTGCACTGTATAGGTCTTTAAGCTTGTCACTTTTATCGTTTTCACCTAGTGTCATGTCGTTAATGACATCATGAATTTCATTGGCATTTGCTTTTAAATCAATATCAATAGAAAGTTTTTTATTACTCAAGGCTAATAGCTCTTTTTTAAGTTCACTAATATCATCTTTGACATCCAATAATTGATTCTTGAAATTAGCTAGATTATCTAAATCAACTTTTAAAGAAAGTTTTTGTCTTTCCAAAGCTTCCTTTTCTTTTTTGATTTCTTCTAATCTTGCCTTAATTCTTTCTAATTCATTAGTGCTAGCATCAAATTTGAGCTTTGCCTTTTCAATATCTTTTAACTCTTTTTCAAGTTGTTTTATCTTTGCTTCGGCATCCTTAATGTCAAGGACTAACCTAGCACCGACTTCACGTACTGACATCTTCGGACTCCTTCGCTAAATCTGTTTTCTGCATGAAATGAACCGCATATCTGTCAATCTGAGGTATTTTCTTTTTAGAATTTTTATTTGCCTCGTTAATTTCATTCCATGTTTTATCGCTTTGTAGATTTGCGTAGTACCCAAAGGCTACAACTAATTCAGAAACACCCCAATGGTCTAATATCTCATTGGGGCGTATTTTTAGAATTTTACCGACATAATGAGCCATGGTTGAATAAAGATTTAGTTCTGCAACATAAGACTTTGCTTTTTTTACTGAATCCTTTTTATCATCCCCCTTATCAATTATTTGATAAAAACTGTTTCTACCTCATTGAATAATTCAGGATATTTGATAATTAGGCTAATCATGCAAGTTAAAACTGAATATTGCATCATGTGATCTTCATAAAATTCATCTAATCCTAAGAAAATTGCAACAACTTTATAAAGTCCATCAACTAAATTTGTAGAGGATTGAGCGTATAAATGGAAAATCTGTTCATTCGCTTCATTCATATACGCTTCATAAATCTGAACCATAGTCTTGTTCACTTCTTCATCATCTGCATCTGTTGTAACGATTCCATCTTTTCCTTCAATGAATTTGTGACCGTAGTATTCCTCAATTTCTTGGAATTTTTCTTTATATGGGTCTAGGATTTGTTCTGCATCCAATAACAATGGTTTTACTTCGATTAAAGCTTCTACCATCTTCATATCTTGTCTAGGAGATAATGTTAGATTTTCAAACTTCTTATCGAACATAACGTATTGCCCTACTCTTTTAGCATTCTCAGGAACATCAATTTTATGTTCTTCGATTTCTTTTTCAGTGAATCTAAAATTCACTTCAATATCAATTGTTTTAACATCTGTCTTATTTGCATCACCAACAACTGCAATTTCACCACCATTGCCATAGACTGCGTGAGGAGTATCATCCTCACGAGCTACTTTTAACTTTTCAATCATGGCATTTAACTGTGTTGGTTCTAAAATCTTTTGTTCTTCCATCTCATTTGCCTCTCAATTTCTATAAATTAGCGTTAGCTTTGTTTACTACATAAACTTCATACCAGTTTCCACGAGTATCTTTCTTGAACGCTAAGCTAAATTCAAACGCTCCGTCATTAGGGATACCCATTGGGAATGAAGTAATTTTTGCATTGTGGTAAGTAAATACTTCCGCAGTTCCATCACTTCTATAACGAGTGATTGTAACTTTCGCTCTCTTATTCTTTAAGCTATCGTTGTTTGCTACATAGTGTTGCAATACATCAACAGTCATTGGATAAGAAATCTTCAATGTTTTACCTACTAAGTTTTTGTTGAAGTAAATCTTTGAACCTTCAATATCTAAACTTGGATTGATTTTACTGTTCAATACTTGGTATTGAGACTCATCTAAGTTAGCCAACAATGGAGTGTTGATTCGGTTCAAAGTAGAATCTGTGATATTGCATTGGTCACTCAATGCTGCATAGATAAATCCACATTCATCAACATAGTGGTCTGCAATATGAATTGAACCATATTCAGGATGTTCTTTATCTGCTTCAATAACCACTTCCTGAGTACGCATCATAAAGCCTTGAGATTTATCACCCTTGCCAATGAATGGGTTCATAGTTAAGTAGTTAGATGTTAATTGAGTACCTGTAAATGAACGCTCAATAGAAGCAGAATCATCATCATAAGAATCGTCAAAGCAACTTGTATCTACAGGGTCTACAGTATCGTCACCATCAAATCCTGATAAGCAGCTTACTTTAATATCGTTGTTAGAATCTAAGTCTGCAAATTCTTCAAAGAAAGAAATTGAAGAAATACCAATCAAGATACTATCTGCTGATTTATCTGTTAATGCTACTTCAATACTTAAACGGACACCTGATGTACTTGCTTCCCATCCTTTTCCACTTGTTTTTGTTGGAACAGTAGATAGGTCAATCTGTACAGGGTAGAATCCTTCTTTATCTGCTTTTAAAGTACTTGTATACTCATCTGCATTAGTCATTTCATGATCTAAAACATCTGAAATCTTTGTTGTGATTGTGTAAGTACCTGCTTGAGGAACATTTACGTAGTAGTAAACAACACCTGCTGCAAAGTCTAATGCATTTTTCAATGCTTTAAATACCGCACCACTTGTGTGTACTTTGTTTTCTTCTCCACCTTCTGCATCCGTTTCTTTAGAAGTGATGAACAATGTACCTGTATTCTTACATCCGAATGATTCACAAACGTTGATTAAATCAGGTGCGATAGTACGTGATGTATAAGCACTAGAAGTACCTGTAATCTTTTCAAATTTACGAGTATTGATTTTTAAACAAGAATCAATATCACTCATGATAGTAATATCAATTTCTTGAGTTTTAGTTAATTTAGAGACACTTAATTTGTCACTAATGATTTTGTTAATGTTGCAGTTAGACATTATTTTTGCCCTCCCATTGTAGCTTTTAGTACACGCTCCATAGCACGTTCTGCTTTAGCACCACCTAATTGATTTAAAGCGTTTAATTTGCGTGAAACAAATGCTTGAACATCTACTTTCTGTTCAGGAGTCTTTTTAGCTTTTACAACTTTTTCTTCCATTTTTAATCTCCTTTATTTAACTTTTGCATCAAATCTAGATACCGCTCTAGCAACAAAATCATTTGCCTTTCTAGGTGGCATCTTAATTTTGCTTGCAAAGTGTTTCTTTCCCATTTCATCTACCCAAACGAATGGCCCTCCATGTTTACGAACTAATGTGTAAACACGTTTAGTTCCATTCTGTACCATTGGGGAGTAATCAACGTGAGAAGGGTTTCTAGAATCTTTTTCTAGTTTGTCTGCATCTACACCGATTAGATATTCGGTATTAGATACTTTTTCTTTCGTGATTGAATCTTTTAAAGCACCTGGCCTATATTCATTCCATGGCATACTTGTCATTTCTTGAGCATAGAATCTACTCCCTCTTGGAGCTTCATCTCGCATAGTTTCTTCTAATTCACTAGCCAATCCTTCAAAATCTTCTTCACACGCTTCTATAACATCTTCTAAGAGACCTTTTAGCATTTCCTACACCTCGATAAAGGGGTAATAAAGTTTGCCTCCATAGACGTATTTAAAGCCTTTTAGGAATACACCATCTTCATACGATACTTCCTCAACTTTGTTCATAAGGAAGATTTTTACTAGGCCACTAGGCAAACACATACGTTTTGAATATTCATAAGATGTGTTTGATTTGGCTTTCGCACCGCATACGGGGCATCCGTTTTTCTTTGTGGAACTTTTCATTCCAATATATTTGATTCTCACACAACATCACCAACCCATATGTCTTTTGAATTACATACTGATAAGATACCTAACTGTTCAGAATACGCTTTTGTAATATGTTCACGAACATACATACTAATAGAAATCTGAGCATCAGAATTTTCTTCTGAAATAAGAACATCACTACCATCTGTTTCTTCACACGTGCTACAACCACATTCGCATCTATTCATTGCGATAACGAATTGTAGGAAGTCGCAGAATACAGGCAATAGACATTCTGGTATCGTTTCATATCCAGCTACATAACTGACAACGATCTTAGATAATTCATCACATCCACAATTGCACACATCTTTGTAGTCGATATTAGATAAATCAACGTACACGATACTGTCGTATGGGTTATAAGAAAAATCTTTATCAACTTCTAGTTTGTGAGTAGTAAATGTAATTCTTTCTCTAGTGATAACAGATACTTCAATCGTTGTTGGGTCAATCATTGGATAGAATAGTGGTATACGTACAATTCCTGAATCGCAACCGCATTTCTTAAATTCACCAACATCAAAGACTTCCTCTCTTTGAGATGAGAGGAAAGTCTCACAAGGGTGGTTTTTCCAACAAGTGATGGTACTAATTAAATCAATTAGTTCTCCAACATTCTTTTCAAGCTTATCTGCTTCTAAATCGCTTTCCTTTATGCACGAACAATAGTTTTTCAATTGTTCGATAATTTTTTCGTACATTATTCACCAATGTTGATTGGTACGATAGTTGTTGGTTTTAATACAAGGTCTAATCCGTTTAATGTATCTCCTAATGTAGCTGCTGACATTGGAATACCTTGGATAACCATTAATCTGTTTGCGTCTGTTCCAAATGCACATCCAAAGTTGTAGTAGTAATCACATTGAGTACCGCATCCTTCTGATGGAGTATCTGTAGCACCGAATGTATGACGTTGGAATTTTTCAGATGGTTGGAAAGTAGTTCCCATTACCAAACCTACTGTATTTCCTTCTAATACCCATACATCACCTGTACCTTTTGTAATGTCACATGGAACTAATTTATCTGCGATAAATCCATGTCCTTTAAATGCGACTTCGCCTGTTTCTTTATTACGAGTCCATCCATCAGGATATTCTCCATTGAATTTACCTGGAACAATAACAGATTTAATACCTTCAAGTACTAATGGGTGACAAGCGAATTTATAATCGCCATCTCCTAATGCTGCTAAACGTAACGCAACTGAATCAAATGCAGATAATACGTTTGTACCTACGATTTTGATAACTGCTTTATCTTCCATTACTTCCAATAATCCATGGAAAGGTTTCAATGTAGCAGTACCTGTAGCCATTGTTCCTAAGATTACGTTAATAGCAGTGAAGTATGCCATTGAAATTAAATCCATACGTTTCTGAGCTTCTTTAATAGTTTCTCCTTCACGTTGGAAGTAGCAAACCATGTCATTAGCTTTGATTTTACGTGTTTCGTTTACTAAGCTATCCATAATAGGCTCGCAACTCTTTAAACACAATAATGCTAATGGTGCATTGCTACCGCATTTAGCTAAATCTAATGGAACCCAGCAACATTCACTTTGTGTTGATTTAGGTTCTGTTGTTCCGTATGTGAATGGCAACTGAATATAGAATTTGCCATCTTCTTTTTTTGTAACGCTCCATGCTCCTCGGTTCATAGCACCTTGCATCTTACGTGAAGCTGGTGTGTTCATTAACCAAGAAACTAATGGGAACACGTTTTGGAATGGATTGGCTGGTGAGTTATCTGAATAATCAGTACTGATACCAATTGTTCCTGCATTTGATTTAGAAGCGTTTGCTGCTAAATTCTGTCTTGCTTTTTCATAATCAATATAAGCTCTTGAGAATGATGTTAAATCCTCGATATTAGAACTTAGACGTTCCACCATTCCTGGTGTAACCGCCATTTTTTCTAATAATGTGTTATCAGGATTTGTAAATACTAAATCTAACATGGTTTACCTCCTATCCCCACATATCTCCGCTAACGTTAGAAGTAGAAGCTAATTTTTCTTCTTTCTTTTCTTTACCGTTAGCTTGTCCTGAGATCAAACTAGACAATCTGTCTAATGTGCTTTCTGCTTTCTTTTCAAATTCTGTTTTTTCTTTCTTAGAACTTTTTAATTTTTCTTTTAATTCGGCATTTTCTGTTTCTAATGCTTCAACTTTTGCACTTAAAGCTTCAAAAGCATCCATGAATTTGTTGATTTTTTCCATGTCATCCTTAGACATTTCAACAGTTTCTAATGTTTCTTCGCCTTTTTTAGCTTCTTCTTTGTTTTCTGTTTCATCTGTCTTGCTTTCAGGTGCTTTTTCTTCTTTAGAAGTTTCTTTTTCTTCTTTTTCGTCCTCTTTGTTTTCTAAAGCTTCATTCTTCTTTTCTTCTTTATTTTCAGAACTCAACTTTAAAATCTTTTCCCATAGGTTCATTTCTGAGTCTCCTTTACTGTTTAAATTCTCGCCTGTACTGTTTACATTGGCTGGATTTGCAACAACTGAGAAACCAGCAATCTCGATTTCGTTGTAGAATGGTGCATTAAACTTAAATGACGATTCAAAATCGAGTGTTCCTCTCAGTTCTGCACTAATACTCAATGGTATTTCTTGTTTCAATAAATCTTGCACAATGTGCAATTCCCTATTTAGTTTGACGTTTACATCAAGACCTTTTCTTCCATCCCCAATATCGACAACTGTTAAATCATCTTTAGTCCATGTACCTAAGTTTAAAGGGAGTGATGTAATGTCAATGTGAGCTAAGTTGATATATCCTACATAATCAGAACTCAAGCTATCGTAGAATGCTTGTACTGCCCCTTTTTTGATGTATAGACGAATATCATCTCCACCCTCATATGTTATTGCCCCCTCGTCAATAAGACGTGTAGGCTTGTTTTCTACGTATCCTGAGGATAGGTTCACACTGACATAATGGTTTTCTTTATCTACGCTAGATAAAGTGATTGCATTGTCGTAAAATGCTTTTCCTTTTTTTCTGCGATCAAGGCTATCTTTAATGCTTGCTACATATGTTGGAACTCTTTTCTTTTGTGGCATTATTTCTTAGTCTCCGTTTCTACTACGATTACGGGCTTATAGAATAATTTCTGAATCCTTCCACCACATGAATTACATTTCTTGACTTCGTATGGAATCTTTGCTCCTTTTAATATTTCTTCCATTGTGGAATCATATCTTTTTTGAATAGTTTTGTTTCTAAGTGCTTCTAACAAAACTTTATCTTCGGGAATCTTGTATTTCTTCTTAGGCTCAAGAACTACATATCCGTATAGCAAAGTACCGCTATCTAATTTTGAATAAACGTCAATTTGCGTTTTTTCTTCGATAACATCAAGAAGTTTCAAATACTGTTTTGCGTTCTTTGCTGCTTCTTCCAATGCGAACTCATGTCTACCATTTTGCTTTAAGAAAGTATTTCTTTCTTCTAGGGAATCGAACCAAGTAACACCGTTAATAGTTTGTACGTTGTTTTGCATGGTATCTCCTTCTAAGCATCATGGCATTGATCGTCTGTATACTTTGTTTCTGTTTGTTCTGAGCGTTCTACTTTTGCTACATTGCAGAATAAGAATGAAGTATAAGTTGTTACTGTTTTTTGATTATGTGTTTTACCTGTTGTCGTAATAACTGGCCATTCAAATCCAATAGCTCCGTCTTGGTCATTCAATTTGTTATGCCAAGCAGTGTTAAAAGCAGTTGCATCTTTTCCTGTTAAAGTGATAGGGCATCCGTACCCTTCTTTAAAAGTGATTTTTACAGTGAAACTACGTTTAATTGACATTTATGTATCTCCTTTCGTTAATTTGCATATAAAAAGGCAATACCTCGAAATATGCAAAAATCTATATAAACAGTGAAAACTGTTTATACCTTTTGTTTATTTCCAAATATTGCCTTGTTTTTTTCTACTTTTTACTTCTAATTAAAACTCTAATGTATCTTCTACTTGTTTTGCTGGGTTATTACCAATCAATTTAAGAATCTTGACCATTGATTCTTTGTTCAATTTGCCTTTGAACTCGTTGATAAAGTCTGCATCTGAAATATTTCTTTGACCAATTAAGAATAAATCAGCATTTCCTTTTGAATCTTTCTTAGCTCCAATCTGATATACATGAATTGTTGTTGTATATACACGTCCACTTGCCTGTTCTTTACAAGCTCTGTAGTCTGTTACGACTTCGTAATATACATCTTTAACAGTTTCTTCCTTCTTTGTTTTTTCATTGAGACTAGTTTTTACGATTTCTACTTTTCTATATCTGTTCTCAAAGAAAGAAGTTGGAACTGCGATTGCACTGGCTTTTGTTTCCAAATACCCTAATCCATCAGGTCGCATAGGTCTTTCACCAAATTCAACCTCTTTACCTTGGATTTTCTCTTTTACCAATCCAATTTTGTTGATTCTCTGTGCATCTTCAAATGAATATAACGGAGTTCCATTCAAACTTCCTAGGGGTGTTACCTCATTTTCAGATAAGATACTTTTTAAAATATCCATTTCCATTTTATTTTCTCCTCTCGCTATAGCGTTTTCTCGATAGAATCCATCATTCTAGTAACTGATTCCATCATGTAATTCTTTGTGCTCTTGTCTAACGCTTCTGCTCCGTTGACAATAGCACCTACGATTTGAGTAACTGACAAGGCTAATTTATATGTCTTTGCAGACTTGTCTTGTTGTTCTTTCAATTCGTATTTATCAAAATAAACCTTTGGTACACCTAATTTCTCACTTAACATAGGAGAAATCTGAGTGGCGAACCTTTCTCGCATTGGTACGATTGTATTTGTCATGGCATTATCTATGATTCTTTCCATAGATACGTTTCCTGATACATCCCCTAAACCAATCAATTCAGGAGTAAGACCGAAACACTGACAAATAATAGAACCTTCCTTCATTTGAAGGTATTCTAAGAACTCCGTACCTTTTGTAACACGAGGCAAGTGATCCATCTTTTCAAAAATAGAACTTGCAAGGATTACATTGTCTGATTTTGAATTTCTGATTTCCTGACCTAAACGTTTAGCTTCAATTCTTGCTTTGTCGGCTCTGTCTGCTTTAGAACTTGATGATTCGTCTAAAACTTGGGAAGCCGATAAATCAATCGTATCTCCTTTGGCAAATCCATCTTTCAGCCAAAAAATCAAACGTCCAGGGCCATCATACTGAATATCGTAATTCAAACGCTCGTAAACCGTACCTAATAGCTTTAGGCGTTGTTTGTCACGCAATAAACAAGATAATCCGTTCTCATGGTCTGTTCCGTTTCTTAAATTGCAGAAATTATCAGGGATTTCTACAATGATTGTTCCGTCTTTTGACATTAATTTGCCTGTTTTAAGGAATAACGCTTCGTCAAAGTCGATTTCCTTTGTTCCTAATGAGATAGGTTCTTTATCGTCTGCCGACATAGCATAACAGATAGGAACTCTAAAGCCTTTATATTCATCATCTTCACGCATGATAGAAACATAGTTGCGATAATTCTCTGTAACAATCCCATTATCTTCGTCTAGCCAACGAATACCGCATTTTCCGTACAGTAAGGACTGCATAATAGCATTTTGAAGTACAGAATAGTTTGTAACACCTTGTACATTGTGTTTGTAAAGGAATGGCATAAGAACATTCTTGTCTAAATTCTCATCACCTGTTGTGATACCGTTTGAGAATATAAAGTCAATAACCTTACCGATAACATATGGTAGCGTTGGTAGATTGTCTATCATCCAATCAATCTCATCAAACTGATTCTTAAAGTCTGTCTTTACAAATCCGTTGATGCAATCTGAATTGCAGTTCAACATAGCTTCCATTACCTTTTCGGCTTCGGTTTCTGCATTAGAACTGTGAATATTGTGCGAAATGTTAGGTGACACATAGGTATTGGATGCTAGTTTAACTCTATCCTTTTGTCTTTTCTTTGTTCTTCGACTCAAATTAGCACCTCCTAATCGTTCTCTGCATACGCAAGTATTTCACTGCTTAGATTATACATTAAACAACTGCGGACAGAAAGTACTGAGGAATCTAGGGCATCAGGAGAGTGTCCTAAGCGTTGTTTTATCTCTTCTTTAGGAATAATGGCTATCTTCTTATTATTCTTCGATACAGTCCTTGTAGCAAGCAATTCAGGCTTTAATCTTTTTGCGACTTCCGTTGTGAAAGTCAATTTCTTACTGTCCATTAGCTGCTGAAAGTCTAAATACATTTCCGCTCTTAAATTAAATGCATAAACCGCACTGTAATGTCTTGCCTTGATACGTGTTTTTGTTGGCCCTCCTTGGAAATTGACACCCTCAAGGATAAATCCTAGCTTATCTGAGTATTTTGACAACCCTTCGGTCAACCAAGTACCGAAACCAACGTCAACACAAACATATTTGATGTTTAATGCCTCGATAATCTTAACAATCTTGGTAATAATCTTCTCAGATGTAACTCCTTGAACCCAAACACCCTCTTTTAGATTGTAAATTGTCTCGATTTTACAGTTCCCGTATCTATTTTGGGAGCATAAAGCAACATCTATACCATCCTTACCTGTATAAGCCGAGTCAATGCCTAGGAAAAAACGCTTTTTATAAGAATTATCAGCTTTATCATCATCTAAAGTCATGGTTTTGAACATACTTTCGTCTGAAAATTCCTCTAATTCGCATACTAAATATCGTTGGCAAGTACTTCTATTCTTGTAAAAATGAGAATTTAGTATCTGAGAAGCACTTTTCATACGATCTTCTTCGTATGCAGTACGTACATCCATCCAAACAACTAATGTTCCTTCGGGGTATTTGTCGTTTGTCATGCAATCGTAGAACTCACCACGTTTATGAGGGTTGGAAATAGCAATTTCAAGTTCTTTTGAACCGTCAACACTTGAAAATTCCCTTCGTCCTATCTCGGCATACGCATCTTCACTGACTTGAGCTGCTTCGTCAATAATATAATCGCCGCCCTTACCGATAGCGTTGTTGTTTTTCTTGGGGTCTACACTGTTTCCACCTAATGTAACGATTTCTACACATCCTCCGCCTTTAAAGGAAATTTTAGTTTTGGAAGTAGAAGTCTGCAATTTCTCAATCTTGTTTCCTGAATCTAATACAGAACTCTGAATAGACTCGTCTGCATTTTGTAAATGTCCGATAACTTTGGACATAATGATAGTAGCGGTTTCTCCCGTTGCGGCCGCAATTCGTACTTGATGTCCTTTATAAGCACGATAAATAGCAATCATACCTAAAGTCCAGCTTTTGCCATACTGAGAAGTAGTAATTGCATAGATTGTATCGTAACCCTCTACAACCGCACCGAACAACATAGCTTGCGTAAAGTGAAGATTGACTTGAAAATACGTTAAAGCCTCTCTTGCACCGATAACCGCAAGTCTAAAAGCTTCTTGTCTAGAAATATTTAATCGTTTGTAATGTTCGGGGATATATCCTCTCGTCCAATTCTTCAATTTATACTTGGGGGTAGCTCCCTTCAACAATCTAACGACTTCTTCTTGGCTCTTATTAATAGCTTTAGCTTCCTTTAAGTCCTCTACATCCTTAAAATACTGTTCCGTAACACTAAGAGTCTGCTTCTTCACTGTTTTCATCCTCCTCGTGTTCTATTACCTCGGCATCTAAAAATTCACTTCCCATGTTGATTCCTAATATATCGTTGATTCTTTCCTCTGCAATTGCTCTTTTCTGTTCAACTGTAATATTATTGACACTTCCAACATTTAAAATATTGCTCTTTCCTATGCCATCCATTCTATTTAGCTCTTTTAAACAACCTAATCTGTCTTTCATGTCCTTTTCTTCGTCTTGAATGTTATCGCTAAGCCATTGTCTACGTTGCTCTACTGTCATAACACTCCTTTGGTCTCTCTTTTTTACCCTCTCATGTATGACATTCCTAAATAAAGGACTGTTTAATATCTTATATCCCTTGTTATAAGCACTCTTATCGCTTAAATCAGGACGAATCTTTTGCATGGACTTCGTAATATTCCCACTCTTTGAATACTCGTCAAAGAACCTCTTAGCTTCATCCTCACGCTTTAATTCTGAAACACTCTTTGCCCTTGGCATACTCTCATCCTCTCTTTCTCTACCTCCCTACATTATAAATGATTTCTTTGTAGACGTTTTTACCCCTCATCTACCCCTCGTCTACTACTCGCTTACCCCTCGCAAAAATACATGAACTCATTTTTTTCAAAACTCGAATTTTCGTTTTCCTAAAAGTTTTATCTAAAAAAGGGGGTGGTTTGTGTTAGTAATTATTCGTGTTAGCACTCTCTTGTGTATAGTGCTAGGTGTAAAAAATGTGGTTTGGTCGAGAGGGAAGGCATGGGGTGTGTATAGTCGCTTTTTCCTGTTGCGTTTTTCAAATCATGACCACAAACGCATATATATTTATGTATGCAATACATGAACAATATTCAATCATGGTCATGTAAATAGTTTTATCAGCAAGAAGAAAAAAGATAATAAAAAAGCTAGTTAACATAAACTATAGTTAACTAGCATAATAGAACAATAATAATAAATAACGCAATAAATAATAATATAATCCATATCCAATATTTAAAGAAGAAAGCAAGAATAAGAATAAATACAAGTATAGTTGACAGTTGTTCAATCATTTAATAGCAGCCTTTCAAATTCATTTAATTTATTAATATGATAATTCATTCTCTTTTTTTCTCTTTTATTTTTAAAACGATCATTATTATATAATTCAATCCAATTATTTAACCCTTTTTTATAATATCTTAAAAGTTGCTCAAACATAAATTTTTTAGAATATGAATTAAAAGTTCGATGATCATTTTCAATGAATTGAAATGCAATACAATTACCATAAGGGTATATAGTATATGTGTATATATAACCCTTATTAAATGCACCTTTTTTATTATTTCTTACAGTTTGACAACTCAAACCAGATATACAACTACATATATTTCTAATATCTTTCATGTATATTTTAATCATATGTTATTTACTCCATTTCTTTAAGTTCATCATACATACTACAAGTAATATAAATACCATTTCTAAGGCAATTAAATAATCGTTCCATAACTCTATTATTAATTAGTTCATGTCGATTATACAACGTAACGAGTCTAACTGCTGGGCCTATGTCGTCCATTTTCAAACGCTCGTTTATTACTTCTTTTATTAAGTTAAACTCTTTTTTAGTCATTACATACACCCCCCAAACGTTCTAATTTTGGAAGTAACATTTTATACGTTTTGTTTGAATATCTTTCAATAATTCTATATATAGGTTTGTTCTCTTTTAATACAATCATTTTTTTATTTTCAATTAATAACATTTATTTTTCATCCTTTCAATTAATTATATATTAATGGTAGTACTATGTTTGATAGGCCCAAAAACAAGCCTATCAATAACAAGTCAAAACATATGTAGAAATAAAACTTAAGTAATGCAAGTATGAGCACTTTGCACGTGCTCATCTTGTCTAGTTGTTTTCTTGTTACCATTGAAAAACCACACCCCTTTTATATTTAAGGCCTAGTGTTTCACGTACCTTTTTTTCGATTTCTCGTTTAGTATAGAATATAAACATATGATCATAATCATAATCATAGTTATATATATTTATGCCGTTTGGGGTGTATCTTACATTAAATATTGCCATATTCTTACGCCTACCAATCAATTTTAATGCTAGTCAAAACACAGTCCCAAGAAGTACCATGATGTATTACACCCCATAAATACATGTCTAGTGTTTCATTGTAGTAAACAATTTCGTTTATTTCTTGTAGCTTCCTAGCGCCCCAATCATCCACGATAAACCACTGAAAGACTTCTGGTTCGTTGTCTTGTTCGTTTTCGAGTTGTTCTATTTGATTGTTTATTTCATTTATTTCATTTTCTAGAATTTGTGATGGGCTACTTTCGTTTTGTTCTTCTA